TTTTTAGCAACAAGTTTACTCTGCCACTCTCCAACTTCACCAACTCCTGGCATAGTAGAAGGATCTGAATAATCTCTAAGCCATTCTGGATTATCTTCGCGCCATTGAGACCAATCATGGACACTCATTACAACTTCTTTTTGTTCACCGGTCTCAGTGTTAACAACAGGATATGTAGCCATACAATTCTCAATAATCTGTAATTTTATTTATGTTATGGTATCAGAATAGAAGGTTGATCCTCACATTCTGGACACTCATCATTACGTTTCCAATCAAGTGCCTCGGATACAGTAGGGAACTGACATATAAAAATACATCTTACTGCCTCTGCAATCTCCTTATGTTCTTTCTGTGTTCCATGTGCAGATCGTAAATCAATATAATGCACCCATGACCTTACTGAACCAGTCATATAAAGTCGTGTAGGAGTAGCAAGAGGTAATACAAACCGTGCAGACTCTTTTGCTACACCATTGGCTAGCATATCCTTATACAACCACATAGCATTATCAAAATGCTTTCTAATTCCTATCTCATAATCATGTACAAGTTTACGATCCAAATCATCTGTAGAGTTCTGACGATTCTTTGTATCTTGTCTCCTCAATTCAGGAATAGGAATGTCATCTTCTAACAAACTACTATCAGCATACCTTTGAGAGAACTCCTGATAGGTAAAGGAACGGTGCCGTAAGATCTGTGCAGCAAGTCCTCTGGTAGTATTGATCTCTACCGTCATATGTGCCTGCTCAAAGACGCTCCAGTGTCCATGCTGAATACAATACTTTAACAGACCGGCAAACTTCTCATTATCCTGATTCTTAGGATTACTCACGCGAGCAACATAAGCCATGTGCTTCTCCGCATCAGGAGTAACACTTACTAATCTAACATTCTGTGTCATATTTTAACCCAATGATATTTGTATTGATCAAATATATCCACATTATAAAATTCTTCGCTATGTATGTCAAATGCTACTGTGATTCTTTCACTATTATTCCCATACCTATCAGTCCAATGAAATGTATGTGCAGGAAAAAAAGTCATCTGACCCTTTTTATTTAAAACAGGACTACCTTCATAATACGTAGAGGTAGAACCATCAACTTGAACAGAGAGATGACCACAAAGATGTTTAGCAGGAGAAGTTCTATCCCATGATTCATGTTTATGAGGTTTTATTTGATCACCTTTTCTCATTACATTAGCCCAACATTGGGCATATAATGGTTTGCCTTTGATATTATTATACTTCTCATACCCATCACGCATCCACTTCTTTAATGGTCCTGTTCCCCACCAATTCAAAAGATTATACTGACACGATCTAGAAGTCAAAGAATTGAAACCTAAACCAGTCTGACCATCAAAATCATATTTAAGATCAATACCTTTAGCAGGATACTTCTTTATGATCCTTGGTTCATTCTTAAGAATCTTTTTGGCAAGTTTCTCTACATTAATATCAGTAGGAACACAAATAACTTTTGTCATTTAATCAGGGTATCCATCATCATCATCAAAAACCTCATCATAATCAGCAACTTGGGGTAACATATCCTTATAATTTTCATACTTATATGCATCAACATCCGAATAAACTTCAGACTCCAAACAATCCACCAAGGACTTCATATTCTTAACGATAAGTTTTAATTTTTCTTTATCCATGAGATTCCTTTTCCATCTAATTATAATACAAAAAAACCAGGGCGTAAACACCCTGGTTTCAAATCAAGTAAGATCTAGATCACCGCGCACACACAGTCTTAGACTCTGTATGCTTAATGCCCCTGTAAACGAGTTCAGAGACTTGCTTCTGACAGCTCTTGCTGTCCTTGGTGTCATACTTAACACCTCTGTAAGTGACTTGTGCCATGATTTTTACTCCTAAAGTAGTTGGGTTTTTTAAGTCCGTTCCTTTAATCGTTTGCGTCCTATGATTCAAAACACTTCGGATCAGTTCCGTCTTTCATAGTTTCCACTATTTCCTGCTTCAACTGTTCACTGACATCGGGGAATTTCATATCCTTCATCAGCCAATTATAGTCCTCACATGACATGAGTCCTGTAGATGTAGAAGCAATTAGAACTGGTAGTAGTAAGTTGAACATAGGATGAACGCTCCGTTCCGCGACTTACTTGCGGCCCGTATGGGCTGAACGATATGTGTATATTAACACATAGTATATTATATAGTCAAGTAAGAGTGTAACATGTGATACAAAAATTTACAAAGAAGCAACTAACTGATCTTTAAAACCTGGACCATACGTTACTTCAATCAATGCTAAGACTTGATCCTCTGTCTTTCCACTCAATTCAGTATCAACTAGAGGTTCTAAAAAATTCTCCCATGCCATATGAGCATTATCATCTTTTATTCTATCAGCAAATTTATTTTTTAAATTTAATAGTTGTGCAGAAGTGAGAGCCATCTTATTTTTTTATTGTATAGTTATTTACACTGTTTAATTCTTATAAATCTTCTTTCCTTTGACTATCCTTCCTTTGCCATTTTCATCCCAAAATTTAACACCATTCTTCCTCATATCATGCCGTAAAAATGCAGAGCGTTCTTTAAATGCTTCCACCTTTGCCTGTTCCTCAAAGCGTCTCTCCACTTGGTCCTCATACCACTCTCTCATTTAAACCTCTCTGCTATACCAGCTGCATGTTTGTTTGCCACACAAAGTTTCTGCACCCATATCCTCTCTGCTAATGTTACAGGACGATTGAGTTTCATCCGACAACATATCTCAGTGAGTCTCAACCTGTAATCTTTGCTTAACATATTCTATGGCTCTGGGTAGAATTTCATACTCTCTCTGTTGAATGACTTTAGTCAGTGACTGAACTGTGTCATGTGGAAAGATCTGAACCTCCTCTTGACATATTATATCACCAGAGTCAAGTTCTTCTGTGACATAGTGGACAGTACAACCAGTGGTATCATCACCACTCTCTAATGCCTGTTCAACAGCATGCAGTCCTTTATACTTAGGTAGTAATGATGGATGAACATTTATAATTCTATCTGGAAATGCATTAATAAGTTTAGGGGTTATTATTCTCATCCATCCTGCAAGAATAATAAGATCAACCTTCCATGCTTTCATTACATCAATTATTAATCCTTCATTCTTACTCTTAATATGAGTATGTGGTATACCTAATTTACCAGCTCTCTTAGCAGCACCACACTTCTCTTTATTGTGGATCATAACCACAACTTCATCATCTTTACAAGTACGGACTACGTTTTCAAAGTTTGTTCCATTACCAGAACACATAACACCCAGTCTCATTTTAGTGGTTTCCCGTGTTTATCTAAAAGTTTTACTTGATGGAGATTAGATCTCTTAAGTTTTTTAATTTTCTTATACTCTTTAATAATATTATCTATTTCATCCTTAACAATATTAACTTTTAATTCATCACCTGGTTCAAAACCTGCTACCTTTCCATCATCTACATTATCAATATACTCATTGATCTTATCCTGAATCTCATCCTTGATGATATCATTTATTTGATCTTTAAGTTCATCACTCATCCTTTTCTCCTCTTCTTTTTCTCTGGTGATTTATATCCATACTGACTAGGATTTATTGTACCTGCACCATATTCAATTCGTTTAAGGTCTGTCTTATACTTATCATAATACATATCAAAAATATTGGCTTTCTTAGCAGAACGAGTGAGATCTAACACCTCACTTCCTTCTACATTATACCATACAAGATATGCATCACTAGGAAAAGATTTGTCCTTAGCCTTTGCAAGTGTAGTATTTTCTAATAACACTTGACATGAATAAGCATAAGCATCAAATCTTTCCTCTTGCTTCTTTTCTTCCACAACCTCTTCCTTTTTCTCCTCAACCTCTGTTGTCATGAACGTCCTCCCCATGAAATATCTGGAAATGCTTCTTTCACTTGTGGAAAAGTAATCTTATACTTATCAGTCAACTTTTTATCTTTTGTCAAGACTAATATCTCTGCTTCTCTTGGATGCAATCCTTGAAGGAGATTAATAAACATCATCTCTCTACGAGTAGTAGTCAAAGAATCATTACCACCTTGAACAAAGTGATAAAGATTTGGCCACTCTTTCCTCAGAGATGTTTTATTCCTACCATCCAAGTCCTGACCTGTTGCTGATTCACCTCCACGCGCCTCTCTAGCAAGATTTTCTGAGAGACTGCCTGCAAAGGTAGTCTGAGCATTTGTCTCGCCGTAAGGGACCACTCCCTCAGGAAGTAGAGAAATAACTGTCTCATCAAAGTTCCAAATCAAAATACTAGTAAGAGCCTCATGCCTATACGTTTGAAGGACTTCAATCTTTCTTACACCACTCCTTTGCTTGGATGCCAACTCAAGAATCTCAAACACAAATGGATTCAATGGAAGTGTTGGGAGGGGTTTAGTTGGTTTAGCACTCTTAGGTTTTACAATAGCACTTTCCATCATAGTACCATCAGTACTAGGGTCACTACCCATCATCTCTGTCGTCATCATCTTCTTCATTGTTTTCAAACCTCAAGGATAAAATTTCATCTGGAATTATATTACCATTCTCATCAAACATTTCTGGATGTAATGGTATTACTTGTCTCTGCCTATTTAGAAATGCGGCAACAATATCATTTGTAAACCACCCAACAAAAAACCCAACTATAAAAAATCCTATAATTGATACACCACTAAAAAATAAAATTTGGGATTCCATTATACTTCTCCATAGGTTAGTTTTTTTTCTTTATATTCAAATAAAAAGCAACCTCTATATCAAAAAGGCAAAATTTTAATTGAAAAGTCTTAGACGGTTCTTCCTTCCTCCTATTTCTCAGTAGCAATTCAACTCCTTTATTAATTTCAGAGTCGTCATTATTTAGATTGCTTTTTTCTTCTTCCTGGTCTTCGGTCACGACTATACCTCGCTGCATCCTCAAGGATGCTATACAAATAATTTCTTATCTTACGTGCTTGTGGTTTAGGAATGTGATGATAGGCTTCCCGAAGTTGCTTATGAGCATTATCTTTACCGCCTTTGATATACTCATCTAATTGTAACACAAGATCACTTAACTCAGCAGCCGTAGAACTTTCCATAAAAGCATCCACTTCATACTTCTTGGTCTTACGATACTTAAGAAATTCATAAAACTTAAGAGTCATCTTACCCTCAAAAGCATAATCAATGGCATGCTCAATCATCTCATAGACGTTTTCAAAATCGTCTTCATATTTCATTAGACTAATTGATTTTCTTTCAGGTATTTAACAGTTTCAGTACATCCACCAAGGTTTTTGCCATCCAAAACTACTTGGGGGAATGTAGATCCATTTCCAAACTGACCATAAAA